GTGTAAGTGCCGTTGCCGCCTTCATCTACTTTTACAATGAGGCCGCTTGTACTGCTAATGTCATCTGTATAAACAAAAATATCTGAGTAGGCTCTATAAAGGCGTACTGTTGCCGTTGCATCTGCATAAAATCTGCGATTAGCAATCTTATCAATTGAGCGTGAAGATGACTCTACTAATTTTTCTAATAAAGTGTCATCTGTTGTATCTGAGATAGACAAGTAAGCCTTGATCTCAGCAAGTGTCGCGTAGCCGTTTGTTATAGCCATGGCCGGTATCCAAAACCTAAAGTGCTCTGGGACATTAAGCAAACTCCAATTCTTAAATACCGACCATAGTCAGGATCTAAGCCCCCTGGAAGGGTAGGGGGCTTAGAAGCTTATTACTTAGAAGCTTGGTGTTGCCAAGCCGGTGCCGTTAATTTGTGCAATTGCTTTTGGATAACGCTCAGCTGTAAATGCTGACATACCGAATAGCACAATATTGATTGCAACCTTGCCGTTTGGCTCTTCAAATGTCACATAAGTAGGAGCATTTGTTTCCTCAAACAAGTGACACTCATTAGTATCTACAACAAAGATTGTGTCTTGGTTTGTAGATGTACCAATGTTTGTTGCAATGTTGGCATCAACAATAATTGGCAAGCCAAGAATTGAATATCCACTTGCGCCATACGCAGGTGTGCCATTGCCAGTACCCATTGCGTTCTGTGGGTTATAGGCGTTTGGTACTACTAATGGGCGATTTGATCCATCAACACCGGATAGGAAGAATCCTAAGCGGCGTGGGTGCATGATGATTGCGTTTGGATTGACATAGATATTGCTTTGAATTTGTTGAATCGCATCTGCAAGTTTTGGATATAGACCTGCAACTGTACCTGTAGTAGCTGTGTAAGTTACTAAGATACCGCTTGTCATTGTCTTTAATCCAAGAGGCTGACCATTTGATCCGGTGCCATTTAGGATTGCATCATCAAGTTTTGTGTTGTAAGCGCGGATTAGATCGCCTAAAACAATTGACTCAATGTTGTAACCGCGTAGTAAGGCTTGCTTTGATACTGATTGTTGTCCTGCAATTGTATTAACATCAACTGTCAAAGTTGTATCTGACATGTCTTGTGATACTGCGGCTGTATTTTGAGATGTTTGATAAGCCGTTGTAGTACCAGTTGAAATTTTTGACAAGACAACAGACATACCTTGTGCAGGTAATGTGTGTTTGCGAGCTGCATCTGCAAAAGGGCGACCAGCGCGAGCTAGTGGCGCATATAGATCAACTAAGTATTGAGGCACTACTAAACCTGCAAAGCTTGATGTTGAAACTGCACGCTTCTCAATTGCCATTTCTCTTTGATGGCGTTGAATACGCTCTAGCGCATCACCATCTGTTTTGAAATGTGACTTTAGTGCATCTGTCATGAAGTCATTGCCAGAGCGTGTAGTGTAAGTAAGCTCTTCACTTACAACACTAAAACCACCGGCGCGTGACTCTTTCTTTACATCTACATTAGCATCAACCTTAGCTGCTAAATCAGCGGCCTTTTGGTTGCGCAGTTCAATATCGGACATCTGCTCAATTCTTTCATCTAACTTTTTTACTTCAAGGTTTAATGCCTCTACATTGGCAAGTTCAACCTCTGATAGATCGCGTTGCTCTTCGGCAGCGCGCTCTACTGTTGATGAAATAAGAGCAGTCTTTGATTCACGCTTCTCACGCAGAGAGGCTAGAAATGTATTAGACATTTTTCTCCTATAAATTAGTTTGGTTTGTGAGAAGGTGTGACTCGCTGCAATGCAGGGTCAGGTGTTCTACTCTTTATATTATATCTGTTTTTTTAAGTTTTGTAATATTTGTACAGCTGTGTTGTATCTAGGTTTGTCATCTTCTTCTTTATCATAATCTCTATCTTGGTTTGCTATGTTTTCTGCCCAAGACTTACCAGCATCACCGCCCCATAATGCCCATGCAATTCTGCCGTTTGATGGGTAGCCATCTTCTCCGGGACTAAAACCCTCAGCTTGTTTATCTACTTCATGTCTTGCAAAAAAAGATACCATGCGATTTACTGTTTCTAAAGGCAAGTTTTTGCCACCTGCAATATCTCTAGCCCTGGCAATGCCTATCTCAGTGCCACCTCTTCCAAACTGCCTACGCCAATCAAGTCCTCTTTGTGCCTCTGTCCTCATTGCAGCTGTAGGTGTAAAGCTCTCTGCTCTATCTTGATTTTGCACTGCCCACTTGTTGCAATAATAATCTGCCTGTACATTTTCTTCCCATAAACTACAATAACCTTGCTCATAAAAGTAACAGTTTGCGCAATTGCGACCCTCTGGCACATCTTCACTAGATGCCGGTCTATAGTTTTCAGGTAATTCTCTTGTGCCAAACTCTGCAATGTTAATAGCTGTTAATTGATCCTCAGCTTGAGCTTGAGTTTTGTGACAGCCTAGTAGTTCATTATTTTCATCTTTAACTACTGCAAACCCTTCACAATCTGGATGATTATTTACTACGCTGTATGGCATCTAATATCTTCCTAGCTTCATCTAGTCTAGGTGTAGATTGATGTGCACCTTGTCGGACTCCGGCAACAGCGGCCATATCTCCATAAGCTCCAAAGGTTACAAGTGATACCTCAGCTAAATGTGCCTTAATACGCTCCATCACACCATCTGGTCTTTTGCGATTTTTAATCGGCATAAAGCCAATAGATAATTGATCTAATGCGCCATCTTTGACTAACTCTAAAGCTTCATCACCTTCTCTAGTCTTTGAAATTCTAAACTCTGCATACAAGCCATCATCTGTTTCTTTTAATAAGGTAGCTCTACCTAACACATTGTTTTCACCATGACCACGCAAAAGTTTTACTCTGTGAGGAGCGCGGATAACATCTGCAAAAACACCTTTTCTAAATATCTCAGTAACAGTGGCATTTATGCGTTGCTCTTTGTTATATGGCACTGCCATGCCGTAAATAGTGCGACCATCACCATCTGCAAGCCGCAGTTCAAATTCAACACTATAACGCCTGTTTTCTATGTCATTGCTCATTGTCAGTTACCTCTTGTATCTCTGCGATTGTTTCAGTTTCATCATCATTATCGCCTTCCTCATAATCCATTGACTCAAGGTTTTCCCGATCTCTAACCTCATCAACAGTTAAAAATCCGCTAGATAATGCAGTTGCGTAAGCTGCATATCTACTAGCTGTATCTGTCTTTAACATAGAGTCATACTTAAATTTAGCAGTTTGGCCACGCACTAATAGATCTGAGAAGGCAGCCTCTATTCTCTCTGCAATGGGTTGGATTGAAAACTTGATTAGTTGTAAATTTTCTTGTTCAACATTGGAATAGGTACGGCTACTGTTTGGTGCACCTAAATAATAAGCCGGTAGGCCAAGTATGTTAGCGGCCTCTGTTAATCCGGCTGTTTGCGCCTCTACCAATTGGCTCTCAGCTGCGTTACTACTTAACACCTCAAAGTCTGTAGATGCGTTCATTACTACAGGTGATCTATTGCGTGATGAGTACATTGACATCCATGCAGACTTTAGAGCATCCGCTTCCTCACTTGTAAGATCTGGGTTAGCTGATTTAATTACAGCTGTGGGATTTACTCCGCCATCAAAATATCTTGCAGCATACTCATTGATAGCAATTTCTTTTCCTAGTGATTGTTTTGCTACAGCTAAAATACCTCTACCTACAATGTCACCAGGCATAGTAAAGTTTTTTATATGGAATATTTCTGATCTGTCATAAGTTTTATCATCAATGCGATAAAGGATCCTGCCCTTATCTCTTGTAACTTGCACGCGATCAGGTGCAACAGGATAAAGACTGTCAGGATAGCCATTAGCTCCAGGCTCACCTAAAACTGCAATATAATTACCATCCATCAAAAGACCTGCGGCCATTGCCGCAATTGTTTCCATGCGTGTTTCTGTTGGATTAGGCCGCGCTAAAATGTTTGGCTTTGGCATAACTTCTCTGCCATTGCGATATGCGCAAAGATCTAATGCACCAATAGCATCTGCAATAAGTGAGATACCGCGATAGATTGCAGGTATGCCTAATGCGGTGCGACCATCTACATAAGTACCTGCATAATTGCCTTCAAAAAATCTGCCGACTCTACCAAGTGAATCCACATAACCGGATGATGTATAAACTAGGCCGGGTTGTATCTGCCTCTTGAGTAGCTTGCCAAGCATTATTTACCTCTGACCTCTAAAGCAATGCCGAATAAAATTAAAAATACGCCGCCTAATAATACTGCACTAATCAAGTTAATAGATGCGACACCTAAGACTAACAGTAAAGATCCTGAAATTTGTAATATCGTAGATAAGTATTTCATTAGTACATCTTACTCCTTGCCACTGGTCTTTCCTCTATTTTGGTCACTACTCCATAGCGTGCCAGTGTTACCGCTACAAGTGGCGTGATGTTTGTTGTACTTTGTCTATTCCAAGCCCATGAGTCACCTAATGGTCTTTTTGTTGATCCCATGATTGCAGCTCTTAGGTTTGGATCATCTATATGACAAATTGTCCTAGCTTGTACTGCATCATAGAAAGATCCACATGCTCTTGCATAATCACGCAGATGGATGGCCATTACACCTATCTCTTGTTTTTGCAGCTCTGCTATCAGAGAAGCTGCCGGTGAGCCTGTGTCTATTACTACTTTGGTTTTGTATTTTTTACACAGCTCTACAAGCTTTGGCAATACCCAGGATGTGCCCTCTTTAGACTCTATAAGCTCAACTGGTGTATAACCTAAGACTTGACCTGATACTGCAATAGTGGCTCTGTCGCGCTCCCTAGATATATCAACACCAAAGACAACCTGATTACCCAAGATAATGTCAGTCCTAGCTAAACCATCCCACACCTCTGTACTAATAACCTGAACAGCATCTTTAGCCGGCCAAACATTTAGCCACTCTTTTGTGAAGATCTCTGGGCTGTTTGTTTGTGATGCCTCTTTGACAGCTTCAAGTAATACACCTTTTTCTTCATGTAGGGATGGGATTGCCTGATACCACACATCTTGATCCATATAATCAAAATCATCTGACAAAGGTGACCACTCAAACCAAGCTAGTTTGTTTGTAGGATCTGCTATCTCTCGGTGACCCAATTCCCTGTAATGCTCTAACAGCTCTGACTCTCCGGGTCTGCCGGCATTGGACATAATCCAAAGCTGACCATTGCGTTTTGTTGCCAAGGTAGGTTGTAGGTTTGCTATCAAAGACAATGGATGCGTAAGTGCCTCATCAATTACCATAAGGTTAAGACTGAGGCCGCGTGCGCCTTTGTCATTAGGTGTAACAATGCCATAAGTAGATCCATTGCGCATGTAGATCTTTTCATTGCCATTTGTTTTGCTTACCCTTGCAATACGCTTAGAAAACTTTGGCGACATCATAAAGCTTAGTAAATGTTCTTCCCATTTAACCTTAGCCATGTTGCGGTCTTGAGCTGTATAGGCAACATGTCTTTTAGATTGCAATAATTCATAAGCAATACGCGTTTCAATAAGTTTTGACTTACCTGACTGCCGGCTAACCTGAGCTGCAACAGTGCGGTACTTGTATTGACCTAACTTGTCTTTTTCTAAACCTACATCACAGACATAGCGTTGCCACTCAAATAAACTGTAACCTAACAGCTCTGCGACAATTGACATATTGTCACCATCTGTTTCACAGCTCTCATCTCTCAGTGATGCCCACCTAGGTGGACACTTACTTAAAAATGTCATCTGCCTCTGGCAAGCCACAATAAGTCCAGATCTCTCTAAGCTCTCTGGATATGGATGGGATGGTGTGCGTATTCTCGCCGGTCTTCTCAATAAGATCCCAAGCTGTAGCTAAGCCCAATAAGGCTACCTGTGTTACACCATCAATATCTTTGCGCCCCTTCAAAGCGTTGGTCATTGCAGCTGTATGTCTGCCATGTGCAGCTTTACCACTTACGGCTGTTTTTGACGGCTTTTCTTTTTTTGTTGCCATAGATCGCCCCCTTTGAATAGTTGCAATGTGCACACGCAGGTCTTAGAGTACCAACCCACAGCTCTGGACTTGGGAAGGTGTCAATCGGTGGATCATGGTCAATAGTGGTAGCAGGGGCTTTTTTGCAGTAAAAACAGGCCGGTTGAGTGGCCAAAATAATCTGCCTCAATCGCTTGTAATGAGCGTTGTATTTTCTACTTTTAAGAGTTTTCATAACAAAATTGTTATGTTTTTTTTGCCTTTTGGGCTTGCTTCGGGGAGAGAGATTCGCAGCACGGCGGCGTATTCCGCAAGCGTGCGTGGCGGGAAAAAACAGCTGTCATTTTTTAATCTACCTTGCTAACTAAGATAGACACATTGGTGCTACCAGTACCAGTAATTGCCCAAAGTTCTTCGCCATCTTGCAAATCCAAAGTGAGTTTGTCATTGTTATCCAACTTCAAACCATTGCTACTGGTAACCCCAGCGTTGCCCACATATAGCGTGCCAGATTCACAATGCAACCTTACATGTCTTGATACATTATCTACATCAATTACTTTTACTCTAGTTGTTGTTACTGCTACTTGTGATGTCACTATCGCCATTGATCTGTTCCTCACTCTGTAGTCTTGCACGCCTAAACCTTTCAAAGTCTGCGTGTTGTCTTAATCCTACCCAATTCTTTCTTTGATGCTCCATCTGTACACCTGTATGTGCATAGATCTTATAGCCAAAGCTCTTAGCTCTTAGACACCAAAGAAGATCCTCACCTATCCACTCTTTGTGCAGTGGCATATCCTGGTAATAGCACCATTTGTCCCCTTGGTGTATTTGATCAGCTTCTTTTCTAAAGCGATCAAAGACGGATCTATGTACCAGGATTGCCCCTGTCCCCGCTGCATCAACCTCTATAATGCTATCAGGCTTATAGTCATGTACTGCATATAATCCACTATCTTTACCTTGCTTAAAGATGCAGGGCACCGGCTCTAAGTATGCTTCTCCTACTTCCCAGCCACCATGTACCACAGCTGACACAATAGGTCTTTTCTTTGCATCTGCGGCAGCTACAAGTTTCTTAAAGTCCTCAACTGTAAAGCGTTGATCTGTGTCAATCTGCAATAGCCAATCATCTTTAGTCTTTTCCATAAAGGTGGCAACCACTTGATTGCGTAAGCGACTAATAACACCTGATCCCTGCAATGATATAAATTGGCCTAATTGCTTTTGAGATCTAGCCACATCTAAAATGCTCGTCATAAAATCTGTTACTACATATCCGGGTGAACAGATACCAATTGTAATTTTTTCTGTGTCTTTCAATGCCAGCCCTTCATCAACCAATGTGCCCATGCTCCACAGGCGTTTGCAACACCAAACCTATCAGTGCCATACCGGTGTTTAATGTATTTAACATGCCAAGTAATTTGTGCCTTGTAGTCAGCTGTAGCTAAGTATTTTGATCTGCCTTGAGGTAGCCCATAATGCGATCCATTTTTACTTTTTGGATCCCACCGGCTTTCCATTGTTACAAGTGGTACTAAACAATCATATTGATCTGTATTTAATTCTAATTGTCGCAAGTATTCCAATTGATAAGTTTTTATAGTTTCTTTAGCAAAGACTGTATTTATATTTATTAGATTTATTAGTATTACAAATATTGACACCTGGGTGACTAGATTTCTGATAGCCCCCCCTACCCCCCCATTGTTAATCCAATGAGTAGGTTTGGAGATGACACCCGGTATGACTGAGTTTCCGCGTAGCCCCCTAAAGCGGTTGTAATTTAACATGGCTAACCTTCCTTTGCAAGTTATCTGTTAATTGCGTGTTTAGCTACATCTAACATCTGACAGGTTATGCAAGGATCATCTCGCATTATCCAACTGCCACACTTATTGCATCTCACCGGCTCGCTCATGTGCCCTTTCTAAAAGTATATCTACAAGCTCTATGAAAGGCCTGCAATGTCGCTTTGATACAAAGTAACACTCAACTTCAATTTGTCTAGCTTTGTCGTAAATAGTAGCAATTGTCCAGAATTGTCTTGTTGATGCTGGTATTGCAAACACACCCTTAGATACCTGACTTAAATAGATGTAAGCAAAAGGTTTAATTATCTTTTGGTCAAAGCCATAAACAGTATCTACCAAGACCAAGGCATGAGGAAAGTCATCTGCACCTTCAAAGCTGATAGCTCTGCTCTTGACCTCTAAGACAAGCTGATCAACTACTATGTCTTTCTCATTTTTAGTTTTGTCTGCAATCTTGTCATGTGTTGTAGCAATACTAAATTCAGGCACATCAACATTAGGCACACCAAAGGATCTAAGAAGATCAGCTACATAATGGTTGTAGCTATGACCCTCAGCCATTGCTTTGTGATAATCAAAAGTCATTGCCTACACCCACAGCAAACACAAACCTTGGTCATGCCTTCATGTATTAGCCTAGGATCATTACAAGCTATACAACGCTCATACTGCCTTACTAAATCAATCTCCACACCTTTTTCTGTAAAGGTTGCTTTAACCCCATACTGATCTATCATCTCCATGTCACCCACTCATTGACTCCTTTAAGTACCAATTGCCGTTGCTAGATTGGCTTGCCCATTTAGGGGCACACTGTTGTCCTTGAGGTTTGCCACAGCTGCAAACATAACCTTGATAGGGCTTACCGGTAGTTTTGTTTATGCCGGCTTTGTAAAGCATCTTTGTGCCATCTTCACAGTATTGTTGCGGCAAACTACTTTGAGTATTACTCGGTGTTTGCTCTGCAAAAGAGGCTCTTAAAACATCTGATACGGCGGCAGACCTAGATCCTGGTAAGCCGTAACTTAAATTGTCAGATTGTGTTACCTGTGTTGTATCTGATCTCAATTCATCATCTAAAGCAATCTTTGGCTCTACTGACCAACTTGTAGCTCTAGCCATTGACTCTTTAGGTGCAGTCTTGTTTGATCCTTTTAGCAGTGTCAGGCATCTAGCAATACAGCTTGTAGCTGTGTCCTCTAAGTACCACTTACGCATGTGGGCAGGGTAATCATCCCTCTCACCCTTAGCATAATTAGTAACAGCCGGGTTTGCATCATTGCTATCTCTGTACAAACTGCCTTTGAATACAACAATACCTTTGTCAAGATTTATTTCTACCAACTGTAAATCTATCCGGCCAAGCGGATAGTTATTTAGGAACCATCTGTTTAAGGTAGCTGCATCTTCATATTGAGTCAGATCTATCATTGCATCTCCTTATCCCAAAGCTTTACAACCTTCTCCATTAAGTATTCATTGTCAGCTTCAAGCATCTTTTGGCGCATTGATGGATGTGTTTTTACAGTAAATTTTTCCACCTTTACACTTGATTGCTTTGCATCTTGCAAACCGCGTTTATAGCCACTCTTAAAGCCTTTGTCGTAGCCATTTTCAACTGCAACCATCCAGGTAACACCAATTAACAGTGCAACCAAGGTAAATAAAGTAATCGTTATTAACCAGCCATATATTTCAGAGTTCATATTTCACCGCTTCCTTGAACTTATCTAACCAATAACCCTCAACCATTGCAGCTGAGAGCCTACCTCTGACCTGAGATGCGCCCATTGATTTATGAGCGTATGCCCTGATTAGAGAAGCTTTTACAAAGTGTGTGCGTTTGCTATCAACATACGCGCCACTTTCCTTGTCATATTTAACAATTACCATGTCATCAATTTCATCAAATCCTCTGGTAGATCTACCGGTGCTACATCATTTACTATTTTGTACTGTGTACCACTTGGATGTATTGATGGTGGTAGCACTACATAACCTTTGTGTTTAATATCTATGCCAGATATTAGTTTGCCCTTAAATTGCATAGGCTTTTGTATGTAAAAATAAATGTGGTAACCATCATGTGTAGCTACAACATGTGTATTGCATTTGAAACAGCGATCTAATAACTCAAGCCATTTAGGATCTCTGCCAGCGTTGCGTGCATCAAAATCTAATACAACCAAACTAGATTGAGATATACCCAGGCCAATGTTCAGCTCTTGATCTGCAAACCATTGATCAATCTTTTCTTGATCTACTGTTGCATCTAAATAACCATGGCGTAAAAATCTAGCCGGCTCTTTAGATTGTTTTTTAAGTGGCAGTACAAACCAACCCTTTTGTGCATACTCTGTGGCGTTCATGCGTTCACCCATGACCCGGAGTAGTTAGTTGTAAAACAATATTGGCTTATAGCATTGTCAAAACTAATACTATAATCCCAGCGGTTTTGTCTTAAATATTCAGTAGCTAATAAAACTGAGGCGTAATTTTCTGCCCAATAAATAAACTCATGTGACCAACAAATTGTATCTTCAAAGCGATCTTTCTGAGTCAGCCAATCTGTTTCGCCTGACCATTTCATTTGAGCTTCCGTTAAAGCTTCAAATTGATGTTTAGTAATTTTCATATCAACCCCCTTCAAGGTCAATTGCATTTACAAAAGCAATTAAAGCATAGCCCACTGACAAATGCAATTACCCAAAGGCTTTACCTAGCGCGGCGAAGCTGCCGTCTGTGTTAAATCGGATCATTTCAAAGCTTGGGTTGCCACGCTTGATAGTCATAATTACAGCCCCAGCTTGCCAATTAGCGTAATAATTGCGCTTTGCCAGGTAGGACATCTTTTTCATTGAACAGGTATGTCCCACCTCAATACCTACTAAAACCCTCTCTAAACGGCCACCAAAGGCCTCTGAGTGGCATGTGTAGCCCATCCTGTGACTATGCCCCGAAATTACGCTCCGCCCCCAGGTTTTTGCTATGTTCAGTGCACTGGAGCCGCCAATTTTTGATAGGTTGCCCTCATCCCCATGACAGAGTACAAAGTCAGTGCCAGGTATCTCATAAGGCTTTTTAGCAAAGTAAATGCCAAGGCGATCAAAGTCCATAAATTTTTCATATTGCAACTCTGGTAAAGCCATCAAGCCTGGTATCTGACTTACGGCACTAAATAATCTATCTGTGTGATTTGACCTAGACACTACATCTGTTTTTAGATCATATAAAATATCTTTGCAAAGATCTCTGTCAGCATTGAGTGTTTGTTGAAATGACTCGGCTTTGCCTTGACTGTATTTAGATATTGTATTTAGATCTAATTCATCACCTACATTTAAGACCAGATCAAACTTAAAAGTATTTACCAATTTTTTTAGATTGACAATTGCTTCATCAAATTGAAATGGCACTTGTAAATCACTACAAATTAAGTAGCGTGCATTGAAAGACTTGTCGCGCTTAATCTAATTCCTCATCATCATCCCATGGCTTAGACAAAGGATCTTTTTTATCTACAATCCAGTCCGG